TTCTGCGTATGTCCGTCGTGGCCGTTCTAGAATAAATTACGCATCAGTATACGGTGAAATGCCTGCATGGATTAACAAACCAAACCCTGATTCAACCCGCTTAGAGTTCTACGAGCAAGTAATTTCATCTCTAAATCTTCATGGCAATGCTTTTATTTTAACCGTACGTGACGATATGGGCGACGTTCAAGAGCTTTACTGCATAAACCCATTGCAAGTACGTATACGTCGTCCTGATCCTATGGGCGAAATTGAGTACATAGTTACTATTGGACAAAATGCACAAGATCCAGTAAATCAGTTTTATGACAATGCACAGCCGTTTGATCCATCTTCAGTTAAAACAATGGTTCTAACAAAGAATGAAATGTTACACATTCCTATGTTTAGATTACCTGGACAATTACTGGGACTTGGCCCAATTGCAGCAGCGCGCATTACTTTAGGTTCTGCTATGGCCGCAGAAGTTTACGCAGCAAGTTACTTTGGAAATGCAGCAAATCCTGGTGGAGTTATTGAATCTCCAGGAGAAATGACTGAAGAACAAGCTGCTGATATTGCTAGAAACTGGAACATGTCTCACACTGGACCTTATCGTGCAGGAAAGCTTGGCATTTTAACTAGCGGTGCAACATTTAAGCCATTAACTTTGAATGCCGCAGATGCACAACTACTAGAAGTACGCCGATTTGGTGTAGAAGAAATTGCTAGACTATTTCGTGTGCCTGTGTCACTACTTGGACACCCTGTAGCTGGTGCGATGTCATTTGCATCTGTTGAAGCTCAAAACTTATCATTTGTACAACACTCTTTAAGACCTTTACTTGAAAGACTAGAACAAGCACTATCACCACTACTACCTGAATCAGATGGATTTATTAAGTTCAACCTAGATGCTTTGCTACGCGGAACAACACTAGAACGCTACGATGCATATACAAAAGGTCTACGCGAAGGTTTCTTAAGTCTAAATGATGTCCGTTATGTAGAAGATCTAGCACCTCTTGGAGAATCTGGAGATCAGTACCGAGTTCCATTGCAAAATATTGATGCAGCGGACGCAAAAGATGTGGGTCTAAACCTTCGTGCTGATATTGCAGCCAAGTTAATTCAAGTAGGTTTTGATCCAAAATCAGTAATTGATGCTGTTGGTTTACCTGACATGAATCACACAGGTTTGCCTTCAAATCAATTGCAACCAATTTCAACAATAGATCCAACAGATCCTAAAGCCGCATACGAGGTGGAATAGTGTTGAATGAAGAGAAAGACTCAAGGAGCAAAATGAAAAAAATCGAACGACGCACATATACTGTGCAAGATGTTGAAACTCGGGCAGATGACGATGGAAAGCTACGCTTGTCAGGATATGCAGCAAAGTTTGATAGTCCTAGCGTCCCTCTACCATTTATCGAAACAATTGCTCAAGGTGCATTTAGAAAAACATTAACAGAAATACCTGATGTCCGATTACTGGTTAATCATGAAGGACTTCCATTAGCTCGTACTAAAAATGGTACAATGACGCTAACTGAAGATGACATTGGATTAAGATTTGAGGCTGAATTAGCAGATACTCAAGAAGCAAGAGATCTACATGCTCTTATTGCTAGAGGTGATGTAGATCAGATGAGTTTTGCTTTCCGCGTGATTAGACAAAAGTGGAACGAAGATCGCACTATGCGTATTTTAACAGAAGTGTCATTAGCTGATGGTGATGTTTCAGTAGTTACTTATCCAGCTTATCCAGCAACTTCAGTTGAAGCTCGTGAGCATCTAAAAAATGCAATTGAGGCCGTAAAAGAAGGCAGAGAAATATCTGGAGATTCTTTACTAGTCTTGAAAACTATTTTTGATGATTTAAGTGAAGGACACGACTATGTAATGAAATCAGTAGAACTTATGGCTCAATTACTAGGAAATCAAGAAGTAGTTGCAGGAAATGACATGGAAGATTCTAATTATATGGAAGATGAAGAAGACAAAGACTTGATTGAAGAAGTTTCTGTACCAAGATCCATATCTCTTCGTTTAGCAAAAGCAATAGTAAATAACACAAAATAATATTCTGTTAGCAAATAGTTAACAGATACCGAAGTCGGAGCGAGACTCACACCCCAAAAGCGCCGTGATGCTTATCGCCACCACCTCGATTAAACTCATAAGGAGCAGAATACAATGTCATACCTTGACAAAGTAATCGAGCGCCGTGATGCAGTTAAAACAGAAATGGACGCAGTTCTTGAGGCAGTTGCCGCAGAGAACCGTACAGATCTAACTGCAGAGGAGACCGAGAAGGTTGACGCTCTTGTAGAAGAGTCACGTTCACTCGATACAAAAATCGAAAAGCTAAAGACACAAGCTGATGCAGACGCTAAGGCTGCAGAAGTTCGTGCAGCAGTTGCACCAGTTGCAACTCCAGTAGGTGGCGCACGCGTCATCTCTGAACCTCGTACATATTCACCATCTTCTGATGCTTCATTCGTAAAAGATGCATATAACTCATCATTTAAGAATGATTTCAGTGCAAATGAGCGTCTTGCTCGTCACATGAAAGAAGAAGCAATTGAGCGTCGCGATGTAGGAACAGCCGCGTTTGAAGGCTTGGTCGTACCGCAATACCTTACAGATCTAGCTGCGCCACTTGCACGTGCAGGTCGTCCATTCTTGGATGCTGCAACAAACAAGCACGTACTACCTGCAAGCGGAATGACATTAAACATCAGCCGCATGACAACAGGTACATCAACTGCAGTTCAAGCAACAGAAAACTCTGCTGTTTCAGAAACTGATGCTGATGATACACTACTCACTATTAACGTGCGTACAATTGCAGGACAGCAAGACATCTCTCGCCAAGCAATCGAGCGTGGTACAGGAATTGATACATTCATTCTTGCAGACCTAATTCGTTCATGGCACACAACACTTGACAATCAATGCATCAATGGTGCTGGTACATCTGGCACAATTCTTGGTCTTGATGGTTCAGGTGGAAATGCAATCACTTACACATCAACAGCTCCTACAGTTCAACTTCTGTATCCAAAGCTCGCTGATGCAGTACAGCAAATTCAGACAAACGCGTTTCAGAATCCAACACATTGGGTCATGCACCCACGCCGCCTAGCTTATCTATTGGCTGCAGTTGATTCACAAAACCGTCCTTTGGTAGTTCCAAACGCAAACGGGCCAGTAAATACAATGGCAGCAGGCGCAGGAGCTTCATCATATGGTAACTCAGGTTACTCATTGATGGGTCTACCAATTGTTACTGATGCAAGCGTTGGAACAACTTTCGGCGCAGCAACAAATCAGGACAAGATCTATTGCGTTGCAGCACCTGAAATGCACCTATGGGAGCAGACAGGATCACCATTTGCACTTAACTTTGATGCAACTGGTGCAAGCACATTGACAATTAAGTCTGTTGTCTATGGCTATGCAGCGTTTTCAGCAGGTCGTTACCCACTAGCTGCCTCAATTATTTCAGGCACCGGTTTGGTAGCTCCAACATTCTAAGCAAAGCTTAGAACAATAGTGTAGAGCCGGTAAGACTCCCCCGACTTATCGGCTCTACACCTTTAACTGGGGGAAAGTATGAAATCAGCACATACAGTTTCAATTGCAGCATGTGATCCAGGTACAGTTAACGCTGCTTGGGCATACACAATGCTACAACTTGCACAAGCAAGAAGTTCACGATTAGGTCCATTTATTAGAATTGAAGGATCTGGTTTATTAAGTAAATTACGTAATCGTGTAGTTGCAACTTTTTTAGATCACACAAAGTCCGACTGGTTGTTAATGATAGATACAGATGAACAATTAAGTGTTCAAGCATTTGATAAGTTAATTGAAACAGCTCATGATAAAGATAGACCAGTTGTAGCAGGTCTTTATTTTGCAGCTTGGGATGCAAATGAAAATCTTTATCCTATTCCTGTTCCTTTGATATTTAAGGATACCGAAAAAGGATTTGCACCAATAAATGACTATAAGCGCAACTCAGTTTTTGAGATT